TGAGTAATGTGTTTAAGTTTTGCACCTTCTTCTGGTGCAGCTTCTGTTAAAAAGTCTCTAAATCCTAGCATCATATTACTATTATACCCTAAGTTGCAATAATTGTCAAGCAATAACCCTACAGAATTGAGGGGATTATTTCAGTCTAAATCCACCTACAGCACCCTTGTGCGCACCTGAAGATGACTTGATTGTATACCTTGCTGCTCCAACCATTTTACCAGATTGAACATGCTTACCTTTAATTGCCATTGTAGTACCCTTTCCTTGGACTACATGCAAGGATCCTGGCTCGAATTGAGACAAGTGTTCGTCAGCTAAACTGTGCATTGGTTTAATAATAGAGTCAGCTTCTCCACTATCCTTAACTTTACTGTGGACGATGCTATGTGGAATATGAGTTGATGGTGATACATTCTGACGAATAACATTTCGTAATTCTTCATCAGACTGTTTACCTAAACCACTAGAGAATGATTGCATCATGCTAGTTCTTGCTGCAATGTTTGAAGAACGAGCCATCTCTGCTCTGTGTTTTGCTTGGTTTCTAAACTCTTCTTGTTTTTTCGGACCAAGTGCGTCATGTGCTTGAATAAATTTACTCAAGTGATCGTGCATAATCTTTTTCTTACCAGACAGATTCTTACCTGCAGCGATAGAAGCTGCACCTTCTGCATGTTTAGATCTGATCTCGTCAATATGCATTTCATCAATCTTAGTTTGGATATTTCTTTGATCAGCAGAGCCAGTGTATCCTAGTTTGTCCATGGCTTCGTTGTGGTGTTTCATATGACCACCAAGTGAACCTGAAGGTAGTTTAGCAATTTTCTCTAAAGAGTCAACACCTGGATTACGATAGTTTGGTTCTTGTGAGCCATACTTTGCAGAGATACCATGATGTCCAACAACCTTACCTTCTTTATCATGTAGCGTAACGATTAAGTCTGCATTAGAGTTTACATCTTTAACACCAACAGTTTTCTCGTGGTCACCAACACTATTTTCTTTATCAGCATTAGATGTCCAGTGAACATTACCAATGTGAGCATGGTCACCAATATGTCCTTGGTCTTTCATACTCTTCTTAAATGCTTCTGCGGATTGTTTAGCGTGACGATCTAATTCAGCATATGCAGCTGGACCAACTTTTTCTTTCAGACGATCGTGAACTTGTTCTGGAGTACCAGCGTGTTCTTCGTTATCAGAGAACGAACGATGATGTTCTGGTAGTGTTGTGTTTGGATGAAGGTGTTTGGCTAAAAGTAACTCGTGGAGTTTACCTTTATCATCAGCTTCTAAAGCAGATGTTTCTGCTTTCTCTAATAATAGTTCTTCTGTTAGAAGATCTTCTTTAAGGAATGATTTAAAATTTAACATTACGCAAATGCCCCAATTAGTTTCTTGTTGTGTTCAGTTTGATACAATGCCTGATTTATTGTAACATTACCTGCAGCCATTACTGGTGCTAAGTTATAAAATGATTTAGTCATCTTACTAAACTCTAATGTCATAACAAATTGATAGTCACCGCTACCTTTATTTTGACAACGAACTCTAATTCTAGCTGATGCAATATCTGCAAAATCTGGTATCGTTGGTCTTAATTTAACATTCAAATTTAATGGATCACTCTTATTTAAGAGATAAAATCCATGAGTGCCTACATTAATATATCCGCATTTTTTACTATTATAGTAGTCGCAGATTGCTTTAGCAGGTACTTCAATATGAACTTCGTTTGGTCCACTAAACTGCTCGATGTCTTTCTTGTAGGCATCTACCTTCGCAAGTTTACTTGGAATAATCTTTTTACCACTGGCATCATTTTGTAGAAATGGGACTTTACCTCTCCAGTTCTTACCATGTATGCCTGATGTGTTCATCTCAGTTAGTAGTTTATACTTATTACCGAGTGCCACCAATAATTCTTTTTCGGGATCCCCTTTGTATTCTCCGTATGACCACTCATCTTTATAATATTTGAGTACTAGAGAACCAGCTGCAGTAGGTGCAATCTTTAACTCGCACCCAGAAGTCCTGTTTAGACTGGTGCTTTGTATAGTTAAATCGGGTTTGTCTGATGATGCTCCTGCAGTACCACCTGTTGAAATGTGGAATTGCTGGAGTGCTTTGTATGCGTTTTCTTCGTAAAGGAAACCTTGTTGTGCCATCACATGCCCTATTAGTAAATACTAATTATTTAGGACGACGAGATGCTCTGATAGTTCTTTGGTATTTACGATCCCACTTAACGATTTGCTGCATCAGTTTAGGAATTGCAGCGTTATTACGATAGTCGTAATCAAACGATTTGAGGATGTAGTTGAGAGTGGAAGAATCTTTAGAGGACTTAGCTCTATTGATTAGTTCTTCTGTGGTAATGGAGGGTTTGTAGGTTTTGAAGTCAAGTAACACGCAGTGGGCATATGCCTGAATTTCATCGAACTCGGAAAGATATCTTCTCTCAATGTTCTTCTTTTCATGTTTTACTTTCTTGTAAGGAACGATATAGCCAGACCATTCGTCTCCTCTTCTATCAAATTGCATAAAGTGAATTAACTCATGCATTTGAGTCTGGATTATACGATACTTAAACTTGTTCCAAGTATCTTGTGTGAATGGAAACCTATCGAATGCAGTTGTGTATATCTGGATACAGCACTGTCTTTCATCTGGTCCATATTCACCACCAACGGCAACATAGTTGTCGTACATTTTGGCTTTGGATTTTTGTGGGAGGAACTCAACTTTGGTTCTCCACTTTTTGAAGTAATTTGAAAGACCCTTACTATCGTTGCAATAGTTGTCTAGGTCTTGCCAAACTTTTGAAGGTATAAATTTTGCTCTGAATGGACGCTCGTAGAAGTTGAGCATATCCATCCAATCGTAATTAGCGTTTTCTAGGAATTCAAAATTGCATGACATTTTACATCCCAGAAAGGCATTTTACATCTTGAAATTACTCTCCAAGAATGCGAGTACCTTTCCCTGCTCCTCTAAGTTAGTGTTGCTAAACTCGGTAATATAGGGCATCAGTTCAAAGTTTGATAGTAGATTACTATATTTAGTTTCTCTACCTCTTAGGAATTGTTCAGACTGGTCGGAACCACGATCTTTATATCTTTGTTCTAGGACTTCCTTAGTAGTCTTAAGGTAAAGCACCTGAAGGTCGGTGTTCGGTAGTCCCATGGCGAACTCCAAGAAAGACTGATTAAAGACTCGGTCTCCTTCAAATAGGATGTTACAGTTATGGGTTTGAATCCACCTTTGTAGTTCTGGCTGGACTGCCATAGAAAGACGATCTGTTCCAGCGAAGGTTTCACCCTCTTGATACTTACCTAGAATATAGAGATCCATCTCTTCATTATATAATGCCGATACCAGTTTAGCTGGCTCCACTTCGATCCATGTCTTACCTTCAATAAACTTACGGAATAAAGTGGTCTTTCCAGTTCCAGGTTGACCACCTACAGCAATCAATTTACGAGTCTTCATAGGGTTAGTCACCTTTACAATATTAATAGTGTCACCGACACCGAATCTATCATTAAACATTTCGTGCTTCTTGGATTAAGTTCTTTAATTCATCTTCTGTAAACACCCATACTCTTCCGAGAAAGTGATGAGTGTCGCTATCTACATTATGCTTCTTAGTGAATGTAGTTTTCTTAATTATATCCCGTGCAAGATTCTTAGACAAGTTTTCTTTAATCTCATCTGCATAGGTTGGAACAGTTTCTTTTAGTTTGGCTAACTCGAACTCTGCAACTTTATGCTCAACTGTAATCTTATTAAACGAATGAGTATCAAGAAAGTCTTCCATATCAAATCCACCGAATGATAGAGCACTAGAAGAAATAGTACCAGAAGATACTGTGAGGCTTCCTGTTGATATGCCACCATTGCTAATTGTTATTGTATCATTATTCATATTACTACCAATTACCGTTGTCATGTAAACATCTCCAATCCATTTAATGTAGGTTCTTCATCTTCAAACATCCAATCTAAATTCTGGAGTTTACCAGTATTAAGGAAAGATGTAAACTTCTCTTTATCAATACCATGTCTATGATCTAATCTCAAGTCAATGGTTTCTTCTCTTGACTGCCATAAAACATTCCAATCAATACCATACCAACCATCTTTCTCGCACTGCATAATTTCTTCTGCTTGTCTATCAAGATAGTATCCAAGATACCTTCCATGACTCTTTCTGAAAATCTTCTTGAAAGAACACAGGCAGGTTTCCATGGTAAAGTAATCTATAGACGATGCGAGTTCTGGAAATCTTGCTTTCGTCTCTGCAAGAATCTCCTTGGCTTGTGACTCAAGATCTCCATACTCCGCTGCAGTGAGTTTTCTATCCACACTGTCTTCTTGTCCGAGGGCATAAAGTAATCCATTACGATGAGAGCGAGAGCCATCATAATCGTCCAGCATGA